TGAGCTGACAGAATTTACTTGTTGTAGTGATATTTCGTTTTTGAAGAGAACTTTTTCTTGGAATTCGGATTTTGGTCGATATGTGGGGTTGTTGGCTCCGTCGTCGATCAAGAAAGCGTTATATTTCAGGAAGAAGAAATCTGGTTGTACGGAATCTCAGCATTGTCATGATGTTGTTGATAATTTTCAGCGTGAGTACGTTATGTACGGTGAAAAGATCTACACTCAGATGTATGTTGAGATGGAAAATTGTTTTGGCCAGGAGACTGAGAAGGGCGCGGGTGTTCCCGCGCCACTCAGTTTCATGGACTTTGGTCGGCGTCTCCAGCGATCAAAGAACGAAACTCTTGGAGAAGAGATTTGTTGTGATGATGAAGTTTGTGCAGAATGGGAGGGGGAAACCTCTTACAATATGCTTAAGCTTTGTAATTTTGGAGACATTAGGACACTTCCGCTAAGAAGTGTCATGAGAGATGTGATCGCCTCGCGTGGACCATGCCTATTGTTGGGCCCGCGAGAGTGCTATCTTTCTGGTTGTCGTCGTACTCCTTTGGATGCGATACTGGTATTTACTAGGGACGTTGGACACGTCAAAAATAGGCCCGTGCTGGTGGAGATGAGCAGTTCCACGTGCGCGGTTAGTAATGTGCTTTCTAAAATTAACAGTTCTAGAGTTGAGTTTGAGAGAGGTGGAGAAGAGATGAAGGAAACGTTTGTGCGTGACGATCGTGTGTTTTCTCCTGGAGATGATGCGTCGATGAAGGACGATTCGATTTTGTATCGCGATATTTATGCCACAGCCATTTCGTGGGCTGTGGGAGGATCGGTGACACAAATCATTGACCCCGCGTTTATTTGGGCATCTAATGCTCAGGTTGCATCGCGGTTGTCGACTGCGTTTTTAGTGCGTGCGGACTTTGAGGTTACGATGACGATATCGTCGACACCTTACCATCGTGGGATGCTCATTGCGTCTTTGCGACCGTTTTATGGTGACGATTATATTATCAAACGATTGCTGACCTTGGTGGAAATGGAGGTACGTGTGATATTATGATTGCGAGTCAAAGACCACATGTGTATCTCGATGCGAATGCTGGGACTACTGTGAAATTCATGGTGCCTTACATTAACAT